ACATAGGACGCATAGCCACACCTTCCCACTCAGGCAAAACTGGCTTATTTCTCTTTTCCCGCAATTCAGGGTATATCTTGTCAATCTGGGGTAATTCCAGGCCTATAGCCCTAACTAGCGCCAAAGAGTTCGGGGTTACGCCCTTCTCTTGCAGCAGTCTAATAAATTCCTCTGGGTTTTCTTCAGCAAAGGTTTCAACTTCCGCCACATCTTCAGGCGAGTATTCCTTCGCTAATCGCTCCGCCACGCCAGAAGTTGTAATAACCTCATCTGTAGTATAGACGTTCCCCTCCGGAGTTTCTACATAAGTATCGCTACTTTTCCACCCACGGGGGGAGGTATATTCGAGATTATAAGAATAGGGACTCGGCTCCAAGAAGCCATCCCCACCTTGAATAATATCAACCCCAAATTTCCATCGCTTTTTAGCTTGATTAAAATATTCCCGCCTCATTTCAGGCGACATCTGGCTGATTTCTTCAGCAGATTTAACCCCCTCATAACCACCACCTACTTGTTGCCGTGTCTCTGGCGACAACGCAGATAGCATCTCCCACGGAACCCCGCTGGGACTTTCGGGTTCGGTAACAGCCACAGACCATCCCGACGGGATTTTACCAGACTGCCTTTGCTGCTCTAAATGCAAAAGATTGCGGTATGTCTCGCGCAAGGAATCACGATAAATCCTTCTCTCTTGGGGAGACATTTGCATAACATCCATGTGGGGGAAATTAACCTCAGTCCCAAGACGTGAAGCCAAATCCTTTATTCCCGTAAGATAGGTATCCTCACTCCGTACGATAATAGTGGGCTTTTCAGTGGTCGGTTTCTCAAGCTTTTGTTGAGGCGGTAAGCCTACTGGGATTTCAGGGGGGATACCCCCCAACCCCCGTAACGGCTGCATTTGTTTAGCCTGTTCCTGCTCAACGGTAGTCGCCCACGGAGCACCAGCATATGTCCCTTCCCCAACCCCTGGCTTCCATGTCTCGTCCGGACGTTTTTCTGATATTTCAGGCTTGGGGTAAGGTGCAATTCCAGGAGATGCGATTTCCTTAAGAAATTTCTCATCTGCACCGGGGAACTGTAGCTTAAAAGCGGGCAGCAATTCAGCAAAAGGAATATTTTTGCCCTCCGTTTGTCCCCTATACCACTCTTCTATCTGTTTCTTAAGGTCATCTTCAGATAAGTCGCCTGTAGGAGGCGCACCTCCTGTAAAGTTAAATATCTTTGGCATAACCTACCTACTTACCCACAAAGCCATATTTCCGCTTAGGCTTTTTAGCAAATTCTCGCAGCTCTTTAGTGGTCATGGAATCAGCCATATCAGCAGCCTCTTCACTGTAGTTTTTCGGAGTTTTACCCCGTTTAATTGACAATGCTATTGCTGCCAAACGGCGTTGTTTTTCACTTTTGGCGGGCATCTTAATCCTCCAATGGTAATCCTAGTTTTATTCTATCTTTCTTGGAAATATAGAGGGGTAACTCATCCGCAACCTCATCAAGTTCCTTGTGTGGTGATGCCCCAACATCAGATGAAATAGCGGGCATCTTTGAAGCCATCTCAGCATAGGTCGTACCGCCCGATTGCTTCTCTACAACTAGAGCATTCTCGTCCATTAACTGAAAATTTTTGGGAGACTTCTCCAAATCACCGGGCAAATCAACCACAGTATCTTTGACAAAGTACCGACCGCCCACAAAACAATCCCTAAGAACCCTAAATCTTGTCATCATTCACTATCCATCTGCTGCCTCTAGGTTTTGCAATACAGTAACAGCTTTTCCCTGTACCTCTTCGAATGTATCCCCACCCTCAAATACCATCCTTTGCTCATAACCCTCTGTAAAAAGGGTCAAGAGCCAAATATGCTGCTCATCCTCTCCGACAACAGGGGTACGTTCCGCTATTTCAATGGCTGAGACCATTTTAGCCCTAATAGCTTTATTTCCTGCACTATTTATTACAAATTTTGCCATTTCCAAACCCCCTTCCTACAGTTGGTCTTTCGCAATCCAAACCACGAGCAACAGATTTTTCCATAATTGCCCTATTTTCTGGTCTCGATGGCAGGTCAAAACCCGCATCTTTGTTCAGGGCGTTTAGCAATCTCTGGCGGTTTGCTATAGGGAAGATTACGAGGGAGGGGTAAGTAGGAATATTCCCCATTACCCCTCCGCATACACAGGCCCTAGCCTTACCTACTGTGCTATAAGGAGCAAGAATTTCTTGCTCCTTATAGCACTCACTACACCGATAAACATATATCGGCATAAGCACTCCTACGTTACAGCAGGTTCACCTTTGGCAGTACCAACAAGGTTCCATCCCCAGGCATTGAGGGTAGTATCTGCCACACCAGTTGACAGGTCAACATAGGGGTCATTGTCGCAAGTACCATCGCCATTTTCGGCAACTTGATTGAAGGCAATCATCCCACCACCGCCATCGGTAACATAGATAGCCGAACCTTTATCCAAGGCGGGTATCTTTTGCTTGAAGTAGTTGCCAATAATGTCGGGCATACCCCTGGCAGCACCCCCTGTTACCTGACGAATCCCCATATAGGCGCTCATCTCGAAGATGTTATTACGAATCAACCCATCATAAAAGTTAATAAATCGTATACCATCTCTCGTAAGTTCGTAGCCGAAGACACAATCCTCAACTAAGATTCCGTCAAGTCCGTTACCGCCAGAATAACCCGTAAGTCCATCTTGAGCCGTGAAAGCAGCATCCCCCGTAGCCGCAAACGACAGGTGGTGAAGCCAGCCGTAAATCAGGTTGGTTGATGTTCCTGCTGCGGTAGTTATACAAGGATGAGACGCATCAGCTCCAAGGGTAAAGCCCGCAATCTCCACATTGGCAGCATCCCCTCCCTTAAGGGTAAATACAGCATCACTCCCATCGCCATTTATCTTAATCCAGCACCACGGTGCTCTATGATTATTGCCGTTAATGCCGATTATATGGATACCTGTTTTCTCCACGGTAATTGTAGTAGTATCATTATCCCAACTATTTAGGACAACAATATAGTCGTTTCTTCCCGAAACAGCTAAATCCAAAGCTTTTGCGATAGTAGCTAGGGGATAATTGGGGTCAGTCCCTTGTCGTGAGTCGCTGCCAGAACCCCAACTTGTGGAATCTACGTAAAATGTTCTGGCATTACCCCTATCGGGGACAATGCCACTTACACTACCTAAAAAGTTTGTATGTCCTTTAAAGGTTAATGGGCCTCTAAACAATCTTCCTGACATGATAACCTCCTTTAGTTACCCAGGGGCGGGTTTTATTTAGCTTACGCTACCCGCCCCTTCCTAATGTCTTTATGGTGCGTCGAAAGCCAAGAACGCCGTTACCGCACCAGCGCCAGCGTTTGAACCAGCCAATACGTAGTACATTCCAACGTACTGTTTAGCAGCTCCAAGCGCATCGCCAACTGGCAATACGATTGGTGCCCTATTAGCAGTCAAGCTGGCTATGGCTATTGCCCCAGTTGAGACCATAATACTACCACTCGATACAGTAGTAGTTGTATGTGTCATAAGCTGGAAGTCAATAGAGGTGGCAGTTGTAAAGGTGGTATCAACGATGATGACCACATACATCTGCTTACCCTTTGCGATATTCCTCGCAGCACTTAGGTCGATAATGTTTTCTGACAGCTCGCTACCAGAATTACATATCACCTGCGAATCGCTTAGTAAAAGTTGCTTGTCTAAGTACATCGTTCATACCTCCTTTATGAAACTGTGCTCTCTGCGTTTGTGATGTTATCGCAAACATGAATTGGCGCTCCCAGAAATTCAGGTATCTTCCGCCCGCCGACCTCTCGCAAGGTCAGTTGAACGTTAGTCGGAGACATTGCCTGCTTATGTAGATAAGAAGCAATGGTCTTATTGCAATACCAGAATGTCTTTGCCATGCCGCCATCCTCTTTTGCAATGGCATCCGTAGGACGTGCGTAGAAAGCATCAATCATGTCATCGATAAGGTCGGCACCGGACGAGGCATCGGCAGTCAAGTCGCTCACATCAATATTGCAGATGCGGACTACATATCTGTAATCCATAACTGCCAAGCCGATTCTCCACTGAAACTTTGTCACGTAGCAAACGTGCTTCAGGTTGTTGGAATCGGTTATGAGTTGCTTGCCCATATCCTCATTTTGCAGACCTGCAACCGTACCTTTCGGGAAAATCAACGAACACGTCTCTGGCGACCACGTGATTAGCCATATCGAAGTATTATCGTCCCCAGTGCCCCCAGCACTTATCGTCTGGCTGGTATAACCAGTCGAAAGGCTATTATAACGTGGGGCTAACCCGTGAGGTTGCTCTGGATTGTCCTGTTGATTCCCGTAAAAAAGAGCCGTAGCCATCGTGCTGTTCATGCCCGCTATAAAGGCATTATCTTGCGTCCCTCGGAAAGCCTTAGCATCCCCATTAAGTTCTGCTAAAAGTTCATCCACCTCGCTATAGGATTCCAGAATGGCGCAGACATCGGTAAACTGGTCAGTCGTACCTTTTTCTGTAGCCACACCATAATTCAGCAAACGCCAAGAACCCGTAGGCTGGCTGGCTCGGCGAGTATAGAGATGCCCAGTCGGGAGGTTGCCCTCCATGACGTTAGCATCTGCCAAGATTGGATTGGAAGCTGCCAAAATCTCGATAACCTCATCAATTCCGCCAGAGGGTTTCTGGACTTTTGCCCAATCCAATAGGGTTACATACGAAGAACCTATCGTAGTCATAGTACCTCCTATTTTTATTTCATTGTGGGATACCTCTCATTGAGGCGTTGCTCCCTAGTTTTTTCCCCAACAGGAGTACCGCTGAGTTTAACCGGGGGAGGCAACTTTGCACCGGCAGGAAACTTGTCGGAAAGCTCTTTTACCAAGTCCTCAAGTTGTTCAGGGGTATCTGCCAACTTAAGCAATGGCTTAATAAGCCCTTCGCTTACACTGTAAGCCTCACTCAGCCGTTTAAGGTGTTTTTCTTGACTGAATACCTGTGCGCCCTCAAGTAACTTGACAAGTTCATCAATGTCCTCGACATTGAGTGTTTGTAGAAGCACGTCCGCTTTTTCAAAGGACGACAACTTCTTTTGTAGCTGCTCGTTCTGAGACTTAAGGTCTTCGCCACGCCGCAATTCGGCGTACCTGGCTTCGACTCGCTTTCGCTTTTCTGTGTCATCTCCAGCCTCAGTTAATTCAGCCCTCTCCTCGTCATCTAGTTGTCTTTTGGTGCGTTCGGCAGCGGATGTCTTATGCTCCGCATCAGATTCCTCCAGCTCCTTGATTCGTTTACCCGCTGCCGCAAGTCTAGAATCAAGGGTAGAGTGCCTTTTGCGAATCAACTCATCCACCTCTGCCTTAGTGTAAGTTTTCTCCGCTCCCTCCGTGCCTTGTTTTTCCTGTGAAGGCTTTTGCTTCGCCCCCGCAGAAGGGCTGTCTACCTGACCGCCATCAGGTAAAGAGCCGTCCGTTGTGGTTGTTTCACTAGCGTCCACTTTCAAAACTCCTAGTTCTGTAATTCTAAAAAAGCAACAAGGCGAACCAATCTTGTTGCTTGGGAATAAGCTAGTATTATTCTAGTATTTAGTATTAGGCAACTATCCCTTGACAGCTTCGGAGACGTGGTAGAGTGGTTTATCACAGCGGTCTTAAAAATCGCCACTGGTGCTATAATACAATTCGACTAGCAATTTAGCTTCCCCCAGTGTTGGAGCATCGCAAATATCCCTGTTGGTGGGGTAATGGCGGATATGGAAACATCTAGGTTGTTTGGGGTTGCCAAAATATGGGCGAAGATAGGCTATTGTAAACCCCGTCCATATACCATTAATCCTATGCCACCAGAACCCCCCCTCATCAGCCATATACCAATCAGTATATTGGGATGTAGGAGTTTTAATTGCCAATAATTTCACCTGCCGGAGAATTTTCCCCTACCATTATTCAACTAGCTTGGAATAGACAGAATGGACAATGTATTATTTAGGTAATACGGATTCAGGTGATGGGATTTGGGGCAATGACGGGGCTTCTACCTGAACCCCCTCGTCCTGAGGTAAAGCAGTCCCACCCTTCGGCGACCCCATATTGGCAATAAAATCCAGTAATTTAGGCATACGATTCTGGGATTGCGGAGGTTGGGGATTTAACAGATGCCGCATCATTTGGCGTGCAGCCTCCTTGTTGGCTTCTATCTCCTCAGGCGATAATCTTTTTTTAAAATCAACCATCTTAACCTACCTAGATTGTTTGGGCTTGCCCGCCCCTTTCCTGCATGAATATCCTTTGCCTTCGCTGTTCTTCCGTCATGGTTTCCTGCTCTGGAACAGTAGGACGATTAGCTATAGGGTGAGTAGTCAAGCCCAATGGGAGATTGGGCTGACTAGGAGACTGCTTGGGAGATTCCTGCGGCGCTCTTTGCCACTGCATAGTCAAGCCAATTTCCCTTAAGGCTAACTGTGCTTGTATAGCATCATCAGGGTCGCCCGTATCAAATAGCGACATAGCGTATTTAAATTTTCTAGCTGCCTGTGATTCCAACAGAGCCCGTTCCCTGTCCCTCATCTCAAGAATTTGCTGGTAGTCATCCACCTTGACAATTTGTTTATAAATATACTCCTCTGGCAAGCCCAGATTTTTATATGTCTGGGCTATAGTGGCATCGGCTATATTTTCATCGGGGGATTGTGAAAAGTAGTTGACCTGTATTTGGAATTTTGGCAGAAGGTCGGAACGCTTAAATGGCATCTCAAAGGCACGGTTGCTCAACTCCTCTTTTGTCCTATACCCGCCGTCTATAAACTGCTTAATTAAAGTCCTAGCAGTCCATATCTCCATCATTATTTTCGCCCGAAGTCGGGGAATATAAAGCTGGTCTTTCGCCTGTTCCATGCGCTTGATAGCCAGCGCTGATAATTGAAAACTTAAGTCCCCGTAGTCCAAGTTGCTATACGTGGCTCGCTGAATCCTGGACATGATTTGCCCAAAGAATGCCTGATGGGACATGGAGACATCTTTTAATCCAATGAGTTTATACTCCTCCCCTATGCGGAGATTGGCAACAGTCTTAATCCCAAAAGGAGGGATTTTAGATTTCCTGCCGTCTTTTGAAATAAATTGCAGTGCTGGCAGGATGGACATTATATTACTGGTGAACCAGCCAGATGCAGACTTATTCAGCAAGTCATACAGGTCTCTAACTGGAGCATAAACACTCTCAGCCATAATCCTAACGGCATCCGAACGCTTAGCGATTAAAGGCGTAGTCGGACACTTAACAACAAAAGCAGGGTTACTTGAAAGCCCGTGCTCTACCTCCCTATGTGCCTTGCCGTCAATAAAGACATAATTCCTAGTGGGTGTCCATATATCGTTAAAGGACACACTCTTTTTATCCGAGACATCCACATCCAAATCACGCCTCGCCTCATCGGGTGTTTTTTCCCCCCAAAAATTTACCAGGTCATACCCATTAGTTCCAACTTCCCATGACGTAACACGCGCATCCACGCTTTGGATGTCCACATCCCATTTCACACCATCGGTTTTTAACAGAACCCTCCGAGCGAGTGCGCCCCGCATCACAGTTCCCCAGTCATCAAACTCCTCAACACCCCATTCCCCCCGAAACATCAGGGCATCATCAGCCTCTTTCATTAGAAACTTGACAAATCTTTCAGCTTCAGATGCTTTCTTGTCGTCCTCCGATAGAAAATCGTAATGCTTTTCAGCAGTTCCGAGTTGATAAATAATTCTATCGGCAAAAGTCCGAGGGTCATTGAGGGTAACATGCTCAACGTCGGGCATCTTTTCGCCCTTAGTGTTTTTCCAGACATATCTTTCCAGAAGATACCGAGAAATATCCTCATCTTGCCGGGTATACCATGTTCCCAGTACCTCTTTTGAGTTATCCGCACGTTCTAAAATAGCATGTTTACTCATTAGTAAAACCTCTCAATGGTCACAAATTCTTCCCGTGGTACGGCATCCTTGGCAACTAGGGCATTCGCTCCAGCTAAGATACAGTCATCGGTCGGGTAAGTGGAGATATATTTACCCCTTACCATGCTCCACCCCGCCATTTCATCAACTGCCTGCTTAAAAGGAACCTTCATCCCATCCCTGACAGCAAAGGCGAAGCTCATCAGGCGCTGTTGTTTGTTCACCTCAGTCTCGATATAACCCAACTTTTCCCCTTTTTCATCGGAGCAATAAATTCTATCCGTATAACCTAATGCCGATAAGTCCTGCAGTATCATTTGAGTCCACGGGTCGCTGCCGCCGACCAACAAAGGTCTTGCGTACAGCTCTAACAATCTGTAGGCATGTATAGCAAATATGTCGGCAGTAAGTTGGTTGCTACACATAATAGCCACAAGTTCCAAGTCTTGCCCGTCAGCAGACCCAATCCAAAGAACGCTATTATGACCACCCCGCCCTTCAGCTCCATCAAGCCCCGCAAAATATTTAAGTTTAGGGTTAGGGCGATGAAAGATATGAGTACTACCAGACAAAATCTCTAAAGGTTCCCGCACATTCCTATAAAGTCTATCCACGCTCGACCTATCGAATAAACCCTCACCCTCAATAGACCCCATCGCTTCTTGAAGGTTATCGGGATAGTCTTGTTCGAAAAGCCAGATGGGAAAGTAGTCCCTGCGGGTCTTTTCATACCAGGCTCTATCACGCCCCGGTCTAACCCACCACGGGAAAAATAACGGTTTGTAGTTATTCTCGCCCCTCAAAGCCCTGTTGTAAAGAACCTTAAAGTGGCTTTGGGGACTTGACCTATCAAAGGTGGACATATCGAGTATTGACGCACCGGCATCTACGGTGGGCTTAACGTGAGCGTAATTTTCTTCGGCGTGTTCGTGGAACTCCAGCTCATCTCGTGTTACATGGGTAGCCGTTTGCCCCACGCCGGCACTTTCCGTGGAGGGGAAAGCCTTAATACGACCTCCCGTATCGGCAAAAGAAATATACCCCTCGCCCGCAAATCCAACGCGCAACTGCAACCATGAGGGCATGTTTTCATTTATTATGCGGCTTTTCCTGAGTAAGTCCGCCGCCTCGTCCTGCCCCCTGGAGAAACACAGCACGTTAGCGGCAGGGCGATGGCATTTCCAAAGATGGAACAAACCCGCAGCCCAAGAGCAACCAATCTGCTTTGCCTTCCCCAACGCTATCTGGGCATGTGGCTGAATCATGCAAGTTAAAAGCAATCGTATGTGCGACCACATGACAAACGGTATTACCCGCTGCGTAGTGGCATCTTCGATTTTGGCATACTTGGCAAACTCAAAAATGTCCGCACGACATTTCAAATACCGAAGTAATTGCGCCTCGGTGGTCAGATTTTCATTAAGTTCCGTCTGTGCCATCTGGTTCACCTGAGTCAATCGTAAACTCCACTTCTGGCACCAAACCCCTCACTAAAGATGGCAGCGGTTTGTCGGGCACAACGGATTCCATCCGCTCTACCTGCCCGCCAACCGACCTCTGCCTTATATCGGAAACATCCGGGTGGGGCAATTCCTTGAACTCCGCCTCAATAACAGAAACTGAAACGGATGCCACCTGCTGCATAAACTCATCCACCATCTGCGCTAACTTCGTCAACTGAGCAGACGAAAGGTCTAAATGCCCCATCAGGTCAACCTCAGTTTTTTGGACGGGCTTGCCCATCACTCTGTTGTCGATATGTTGAAGCATGACAGGGTTCGCCCCCTCGCCAATAGCTTTTTCCCACACATGCCCGCATTCGGGGCAACGGACACGCGCCTTCCCCCTCGCCATGTTGAGCATAATCTCAACAGTTTCAGGGTGTGCTTTGAGTAGCTTCTCATAAACCTCTTTGTACGCCGTGCTCTCGGTCTTTTTGCGTCCAGCACCAGGTCGGCGTTTGCGAGGAGTACCCCGCTTCGTCTTACCTAAGCCATCCCCAGATTCGACAGACCCATCTATCGTATCGTCTAAAACCATAACACCTCGAACTTTACATAAACAAATTCCAGATTTTGACTAAATCGGTGCGGAGACCATATTAGTACTACACAGAAGTCCCATTCCAGCGCCCCTCCCCTCCTCCTCAGTCTCGATTCCCCAGCCAAAAAAGAAATAAAAAGGAAAGTAAAACCAAAAACTTTTCTTTTTCAGAGTGTACCCCCCCCCGGGGGGTAGGGGTAGGGGGGGGATAGGTTCGGTAAAATACAGTTGTGCGAAGTCTGTTCTAATCAACTTACGTTCGATTTTAGAACAGGCATGGAGGCATAAGCAGTACCATACCCAGTCGCTAACGGTAGAGGCGCTGAATTTCTTGCCACAGCCAAGCACAGAAAGCTACCTTTCCCCTTGCTACGGCTTGGTTAGTGCACTCTCCATATGGATAGACTAAAGACCTAATTAGGTATATCAATTAGTTTTAAAAGCCTTATTGTCAAAGTACACCCGGTGCTGCAATTAGCTGATTTATTCTTCGTTTTAGCCTCTCTTGATTCCACCTGTGATAGTCTTCAGCTCTGGATAGTCTCTCTGATGTGTCATCTGATAAACCTAATCGCTTCCTATTATGTTCTGTTACCTTAATGGCATTAACAATTTCCGCCGGTAAGGGCGTTACATCAGGCGTTACATCCTCAGAAAGCGTTACATGACCCGCGCGGAATCGCCGCACACGCTCTCTAGTTCGCTCTCGTTGCTTATCTTTGTCCTTGTACGCCAATTTTATCTAGTTCCTTCAAGCTACTAATGTAATTCCGTATATCAAGTAGCATTGCTTCCCGCCGATAAATAAGTTCTATAAAGTTGATAGATTGCGTAACGAAGTTGGTGTAATCCGCCCAAGTCAGGAAGGTCAGTACCGGTACAACCATACTCGGTGCAATCTCCACCCCCAAGACCACAGACCCACTATCAAATAACTGTATCTTTAACAAAATTTTCTCCAAAACCTGTCAAAAACCACTTGACAAGCTTTCAAGGGTGTGTTATATTGACAGCATCAGCTTAGGCTGAAAAAGGAGGTTAGAAAATGAAATTACACAATCCCAATGAACCCGCATCCCAGCGTCAATTATGGTATCTGCACATATTGACCGGGGAAAACACGCGAAACTTACCGATAACAAAGGTCGAGGCAAGTAAGAGAATCGAATTTATAAGAGCACAGCGGTTACTAAAGAATGAGATTGACGTTAAACCCGAACTCAGGCTCACAGCCAAGCCAAAGCCCAAAATTAAAATCAATCTCAAGAGGAAATCTACCATAAAGGTCAGCTCAAAGTCAATAGCCGTAAAGGACTTTGATTGCTGGAATTGCCATAACGGACACAAACACGAAAGCTTACTGGCTAATTCCCAGCCCTATATCCTCTGCGGTTGTGGCGCATCTACAGTGGAACTGCCCAGGTTTAAGACCATTAGAAATCGCCGAGGCGGGATTAAGTCTCTTATTCTAAGTAAACCCGTTGTGTCAGCAGTAACAGATAAAGCCCGCTATGCGATGCAAGAAAATTATCGCCAACTTGCCAAAGCCGAAGGGAGATAAAATGAAAAGAGAGGAGAGAAAATGACCGAAGCGGAAACAATCCTAGTCACTCTAGGAAATCAATGCCCTGTCTGTCACCTTGAGCAAGTGACATTGATAAGGTAGCTCAAATAAAATACGGAGGTTAAGACAATGACCAAAGCTCAGTTTAGAGAAAAATTCGCAGACCTATTGCAGCAGACCAACAATCGC